AAGATAAAATATTAAAATTAATCACTGCGCCCGAATCAATAGATAAAGAATATTTATATCGAACTGCTGATGACGCTAGATATCAAGAAAATTTAAAAGCACTTTTATCTAATAAAGGTTTTATTCCAAATTTCGCTAATGCTATAGCTTTAAATAAAAGATATGAGTTCGATGGAAAATATGATTCTTTAAATGGTAAAAAACGATTTAATGATATTGTTAAAGCCAATTCTACTGATAATATTATTCCTGCTTTTGTTGGTCCAAATGGAGTTTTTTATCATCATTCAATTCCAAGTCACGAAGGTTTAGTCAGGCAGTTTGGATTAACAAATTACGATCTTGAAAATTCAATCAAAGCTTTTATTCAAAATGGAGTTTTAACGATTCCAAATTTAGAAGAAACTTTTCAGATGCAAGGAAAATTGCGCAGTCAATCGCTTATTGATTATGCTGCCAAATCAACAAGAAATCATTTAAAAGAATCTGGTTTAACAAATATTATTGAAAAAACAAAGAAAAATGAAAAGAACGTTTTCTTTAAAGAATTGCCACAAAGCGAAGTTTTTGCCGCTTTTAATTCTTTAAAAAATGCTTCTTGGAATGATTTTTCTGAGGAAAAAACTTATCAAAAAATTGAAAGTTTACCATTAGATAAAGCTCGCGAAATTATAGGTTTGCTTGAAGCAAAGATGGATAATAGAATTGGCGATTTTGTGCCAGATAATAATACAGCTCAAGCTCAAAAGAATTTCATTTCTGATGTTGCCCGAGTTAAAGCAGATTTACAACAAATTTTACAGGAAAAAGAAAAAGCTTCTCAAGAATTAAAAAAATTAAAAGGACAATTTGGCATTGGAGCGGGATTTTCAGGCGCATCGAGTTTTTCAAAAGGTTTTATTCCTAATTTTGCTACTGGTTATTTGAGTGATGTAATGAGTTTAGAAAGCAATTTGAGCAATAATACCGCTGTTCTTGATACAACAACTGGGCCTTATCCATTTATCAGAAATACAAGTCAGCCAAATTTTGCAGCCGCAATCAGCGATCATGGCGGCGAGAAAAAAGCATTAAAAGATTCAATAACCAATCAAACAAACGCAGGATTGTTGAGTTCGAGAGGAATGATTCCGAATTTTGCGCCGCCTCCTGCTCCATTTCAAATTTCTGGAATACAACAAGGAGTTGGCGGAACTTTAATTACAGACAAACAAAAACAAGCACTACAAAATGCGGTAGATGCATATATTAAAGCATTGGCATCACCAATACAAAATATTAATGATGCAGATCAAGCATTTACTGCTTTAGAGAAAGATATAAATACTTTTATCACATCTAATGGTTTAGATCCTGCATCAGCAAAAGACATAGCCACACAGGTTCAAGCATATACAAGAAGTCTTGCTACTCAAGCTCAAAATTTAAAAACACAAAATCAACTCAATATAGCAAATAAAACAAACGACTATAATATTGCTTTAGAAAAACTTCAAACAACTCTTAATAGATTAAACAATGATTTACTTTTATCAGATAAAGAAATTAATAATTTAAGAACAGAAGCTGTACAGCTTACTCAAACATTAGACACAACAGCGCAAGAAATATCACAACTCACTGGTGGTACAACAACACTACAAAGACCAACACAGACAACAGATAGAAGGGGTAATCCAATAGATATAATGGATCCTAGTGGATCTGCTTTAAATGCTCAAATAGGCAGAAGAGGAAGATTGGATAGGTTAAATCGCGGAGTTGGTAATATGAGTAGTAATTTGGCGCTAACATTTGGTGCGCCATTAATTGCAGGTCAATTGCAGCAAGCTATCGTTGGAAATACTGAGAGATTTCAACAATCAGGCGCTCAAAGGTTTGCTAATGAAGCTATTGGCAGTGGTTTTACTAATATTCAAACAGGAGCAATGATTGGCGCTGCACTAACTCCAATTTTAGGACCGTTTGGTCCATTGATTGGAGCGGCTGGAGGTGCTGCTGTAACTTTTACATCAGCTTTAAAAGGTGCTAGTGATACTTTAGAGGATTTACAAAAATCTGCTCAAGATTTAGCTCAAAAAAATAAATCTGATGTTGATGCGGTTAAAAACTTAATTCAATTACAACAGCAAATTGGACAAGAAACAGATCCGTATAAAATTAAAGAACTTTCTTATCAAATTGAAGATACTGTTAAGGGTATTCAAAATGCCAGATTACAAGACGAGGTAATGGCTGCTGGTGTTAGTATTAAAAATTTGAATGAAGCTATTGATAAATTCACAACTGAAAGCAGACAAAGAGAAAAAATTGCAAACATAGCTTCTAAGGCTAAACAATTTGAACAAACATCAGGTCTTGATACGTTTCAAGCGGCTGGGGTTTTGGGCGATTTTGGTTTATATTTTGATTCTCTCTTTGACACTAAAAATTTCCAAAAAAGAAAAAGAGACATTGAAAGAAATACTGGTTTTCAATTAGATGTTCGTAAAGGCGATACTGCACTTCAAGCTATACCAAATCTTTTAGGAATACTTCCAGGTGTTGGAGGAAATTTAGCTGAACCATTTTCTTTTGATTTTGATAAAAATAGAGAACGTTTAGCAAAAGTTTTTTCTGATTTTACTGATCCATTTTTTGATTTAGAAGAGAAGATAAAAAATATACCTGACCAACCAAAAAAACAAGATTTACTGCTAGAATTTGATAAAGCAATTGCAACTATTGGTGATTTCACGACTGAAGCTGATATTCGTAAAAAATTTCAAATTTTTATCGATGAAGGATTAGTAACTGTTGAATTAATTAATGAAATAGCAGCTGCAATTGATAATCAAATTGAAAATAGTTTACCAGGAAAATCCTTATTACAGAATTTTAAACAAATTATTGCATTAGGTCGAGGTGGACAACGCGGCAAAAAAACATCAGCTGAAACAGCTAAACAAGCTGGACAAAGATTAAAAACATTTTTTGCTGATTTAGATTTAGAAGTTGCAAAAATTAATTTTGGTATTGAAACTCAAATTAAAAAATTTGAATTTTCTAAAGAAATTGGTTCTTTAAATCTAGATAAATCTTTTGGTCTAATCAATCAAGCTTTTGGTGCGATTTCTAAAAACATTGATGATAATTTGCGTCCTTCTATCGATAAATTTGTAAATGATTTAAATGTTGCTCAACAACAAGCAGTTTTATCTTTAGAAGCGAGTATTTTTCCTCAAATTAAAGGTTTAAATTTAAATAAAGCAAAACAACAAAACGTATCGACTCTTAGTGAATTTTTGGCAAAAGAAAGTAGACCCGGCCAAATTGAAAATATTAATAAAGTTTTTGAAGCTTTAAATACTGGAAATCTCGATGAAGTTGCTAAATCGTTAGAAAAAGTTGAACTTTTGAGAGCCGAAGATAGTCAAATTGCTAAAAGATCTGCTCTTGAAAAAATTAAACAAACTCAAGAGCAAGCAAATTTAGATGCTGAATTGGCTCAAACAAGATTTGATACAACTCAATTCTGGTCTAATAAACAAATTGAATTATTGAAAAAAATCGGCGAAGAAGAATTTAAATTGAGTCAAATTAAATTAGCGAACGCACAAAAAGAAAAAGAATTAATTCAATCAATTACTTTTGAAGGAGCAAAAAGGCAAATTACTGGTCAAGGCGAAATAGAAAGAAAACAATTAGAAATGGAAAGACCATTTCGTTTATTGGGTCGTGGCGAATTTGGTGTTCAAGATGAAAATTTTAGAATTCAACAGGAAATTTTTGAAAAACAACAAAAATTAGCAATAGATCAAGCTTTAAATGATGCTGCAATTGCAGATGTTCAACGTCAAGTTCTTGAATCTAATACGAACGCTACTGCTGAAAATACTAAAGCGATTTACGAATCAATTGCTAGAATAAATTTAGAAAAACAATCGGCAGCTACTACTTCAATAGCGGAAACCGGAAGCAAAATCGAAAGAAAAGCGTTTCTTCTAGAAACAGTTAATAAAGATATCGAGAAATTTGAAGATAAAAGAAAGCAAAATATAGATACTCAAATATCTGATAAGCAAAAAAAATTACAAACACAACAGGATTTATTAACCAAAATTTCTATAGATCAAGCTGATTACGATAGGGAAACAAAACAGGCTGTTACAAATTATTTAACTCCTGCGGATCCAGAAAAAGCTAACGCAGAAAATAGAAAAAAACAAGCTGAAAAACTTCAACAGGATATAGAAAAAACTAAAGCTGAATTAAGTGCATTAGAAAAACAAAAAGCATCGTCCTCTGAAACAGACAAGAACTATCAAGAATTGCAAACTCAAAGAACTTCATTACAGAATCAAATCGATGCATTAAAAACAGAAAAATCCAATCAAGAAGCAAATTTACAAAGTCTTAAGAAAGCCGCTGAAAAATTACCAACTGTTAGTGCGGTATCAGGAGTTAAAAGTAATTTAACTCAACTTCCGCCGGGTTTGAATTTAAATGAAAGTTTAGCATATTTACAAAATCAACGCTCTGAACAAGAAAGAATATTAGAAGGATATCAAGCCCAAGAAGATCAATTAAAAGATCGCAAAGCAAAAGGCGAAGAATTAAGTATTGCTGAAGAAAATAAATTAGTTTCTTTAAGAGGTCAAATCATAAACCAACAAAGAGTAGTTAATGATTTAAAGCTTAATGAATTAAAAACTACAGAAGCCATTGCTACTAACGAAGAAAGAATTAAAAATAATCAATTAGCAAGAGCTAAACGTGGTAAATTTTTAACTGGCGTTCAAGAAGGTTTTCAAGAAATAGTAACCCAGTCACAAAACTTTGAACAAAACTTCGGTAAAACAGCGGTGTTCGCGTTCAGAGATGGTTTAACTGGCGCTATTGATGCTGCAATGAACAAGACTGATGACTTGGGCGCTGCTTTGATGGAAGTTGCTTCAGGGTTTTTAAGAACAATACAAGGAGCTTTAAATCAACAAATTGCTAATAATTTAGTAATGGGTATTGGATCTGCGTTCCCTTCTGCCACCGGAATAAATGCTCAAAGTTTTGCAAGAAGAAGAGGCGGTATTATTCGCGCTCAAGATGGAATTTATGTTCCATCTATGGCTGGTGGAAATGGAATGGGTATACAAGATCGCGGCAGAACTGGTGATGTCAATCCAGCTCTTCTCGAAGATGGTGAATATGTTTTAAATAGAAATGCAGTCGATTCATTAGGCGGACCAAGTGTTTTAGATAATTTGAATTTTAGACAGTTTCCTAGATTTGGAGGCGGTGGTGAAAATACAGGTTCTCTTTCTGGTAGCGCTGATTTTACTGAACCATTTTCTCAATTAAGTGAATTTGGAAAATCACAAAGTCCAGAATATCAAAATTATTTAGGTAAATTGCGTGAACAATGGGAAAAAGATCAAGCCAAGAAAAAACAACGTCAAGCATTTATTAATCAGTTAATTATGACTGGTATAAGTGCTGGATTTACTGCTGGTTTGGGTTCTTTGTCTAGCGCTATTGCTTCATCGGGGTCTATGACTAAAACTTCTGTTTTAGGAACAAAGATGGATGCCGGGCGTTTAGATCAGGTAATAAGTATGCGTGATACAGCTCAAAGGGGTGGTTTAATGCGTTTTGCTTCTGGTGGTTATTTACCATATGGCAACCGTTTAAATGATACAATACCAGCATTATTAAGCGGCGGCGAATATATTGTTAATAGTCGCGCTGTTAGAAAATATGGCGTTGGCGGAATGAATCGTATTAATTCTGGTATCGCCCGATTTGAAGACGGTGGTATGGTTGGTGATGCCGCTAATCAAAATAATACTCCCGGTAATGTTGAATCTTCTAATACTAATAATGTTAGCATCAATATTACTGTAAATGCAAACGGCTCAGAGGGTTCCTCTGAGCAGACAAATTCAACAGATAAACAGCAAAGCGATAATGCTAATTTAGGCCGCAGAATAAAAGAAGCTGTTCTACAAGTTATTGTTGATGAACAACGTTCTGGCGGTCTATTAGATTCAACAAAGAAAAAATAAATGAAAAACGCAGTAGCACAATATGATGAAGTTGTTTATATCAACGGAATCAAATTAAAAGGCGTATCAGCTGTTGATGGTTCATACAGCCATCAATTTAAGCCATTGAATATAATGGGTCAAGGTGTTGTTAAAAATATATTAGGTGGTGTTCCAGAGGCTAATTTTTCTATTACTAGAAATTTAGGTTTTATTGATTTATTAGATCCTCTTTCTGCAAATAGTATAACTAAATTTGGCGACCATCAATTGCGCGGATCATTAGGATACGGCGACAAAGTGTTTGGTTTTGAAACTGGTTTTTTATCTTCTTATTCTTACGCTGTTTCTTTAGGAAATTTTCCTACATCTAATGTAAATATAAAAGCATATGGCGATATTGGCAGCGGTTTATATATAACATCAACAAATGAAAATGCTAACCAACAAGGCGTGCCCGGCACATTAAACGCTTGGGGAGGAAACTCTGATGGTTCAGACTTTCCAATTTATCCAGCAAATATTGTTTTAAATTGTCGAGGCGCGACAACAAATAGAGTTACAAGTTTTAATTTGTCTTTTAACGTTCCATATCATGAGATTTATAGCGTTAATAGTTCAATTCCAGTACAAGTAACTCCAAAATATCCAATTGAGGTTTTAGCTAGTTTTACTTTAGAAGCGGATGATTATGAAATACAAAGAATGACAAATGCTTTAAGAACTGGAATTTCTGACGCTTTTTCTGTTGATGTTTATGGAACTGTCTATAATGATGTTGAATTAAGAGGCAGTCTTTTTGAAGACAATACATTGCAAGTAGTTGGATTAACAGATGGTACTAATGAGCCTATTTATCTTTATAAAGCAGGCAATAAAACATTAAAACTGTTTCATTTTGAATCTTCAGCATCTACTACAAGAATATCTTCGGAGCAATTATCAGCCACAGCTGAAGACGTGGCAACTATTAAAATTGATTATATAACTTATCTTGATAGATCATTTAGTAATACTACTAGCGTTATTGATAATAAATACTTCTTATCTGTTCAAAATAAATCTGTTAAACAGTTTTTTGATCAGTTTGTAGAATTTACTTAATTTTTAAATTTATTAAAGTGTATTATATAATGTTATATGGCAAATTCAATACCAGAATTGACACAAGTTACAGCTGTACCGAGTAATGCATTTATTTTATTGAGTTATTCTGGTGCTCCATCTCAAATTGTAACTTTTGAAAATTTTATAAAGAACTTTTCATTTGTTCAATCAACCGCTGGAAATGATCTTTTATTAGGTGTGGGTAGTTCTAGTTCTCCTGTTGCTAGAATATCTGACGCTAGCAAGTATTTCGGTATCTCTAATTCAAGCGCTTTTTCTCCATTATCTTTATTGCATATAAGTGGAACAACAGGATCAAATGCTTTGTTAACGATTGAAAATCCAACTGGAGTTAATGGCGGCATAAGATTATATGACAATACTGGTTCTTGGTATATTTTAAAAGACAATACAAATAATTTTTTTATTAGTGGTACGCGAACTAATGATATTTATAACAACAGTTTATTCATTAATGCAAGTGGTGATGTTTTGATCACAGATGGTTCTCAATATGTTAATACAAATGTAGATACAGGCATAAATGTTCAATTATTCGCTGCAAATAATATTAGATTAAGCGTTGATAACAACAGTTCATCTAATGATTTTACTTTCAATGCTAATGGCATAAACTCAACAAACGATTTATATTTAGGATATAGTTTACCATCTAATCCGACTAATGGTTCTTATTTTGGTTTAAGTGGTGCAGTTTTTGTTGATAAAGATGATGCGACAGTTCGAATTGGCGATACAAATAGAGCAACAGATGCTCGTTTAATGGTTTCTAATTCTGCTGTTGCTTCTGCTCCATATAAAACATTTTTAGTTGAAGACGCTGGTGTTCCAAATATATTTTTAAGAACAACTGGAAGCTCGAATACGGCTTCTATTTTATATAATCAATCTATTTCAGAATTACATTTTGCTTTAAATAAAGCTTCTGCATCTACAGCTTCTACAGATCCAATTATTTTTGATTTAAGCAATAAACAATTAGGGGTTGGTGGTATTTCTCCAGATTATCCGTTAGATGTTATTGCGACAACTAGTTTATTGTATAGATTTCAAACAAATCAAGATTCTGCACTTACAAGAATTCAATCTAATTATGCAGGAGCAAGTGGTCCTGTAAACTATGTTGCTACTGCATACGGTTCTGGAGATTATAATTCATTTTTGATTGGTTATGATTTTGATAAATCCGCTTCAGGTCCATCAGGTCCAAGCGTAAGACAGGGGCAGTTTTTCTTTCAAACAGGCGATTCAACAAATTCTTATTTAAGTTCTAGAAATATTGTAACGATTTCTGATGCTGGTGATATTGATGCTAAAGGATTATATACAAGCGATAGCAATTATTGTTATGGCAAATTCTTGCAAATACATAGAGCTAATTGTGTTAGTGGAAATCCTATTTATTTAAATTTTGATAATATTGATTATGGATTTCAAACGTCAGGTAGTGTGGCTTATCATACTTTATTGCCAGCAAGTGGTAGAATTATCGGTGTTGATTTTCTATGTCAATTGAATAGCGGAGTAAATAATGCTACTGGATATTTAATTTTTACTAAATACCCTAATTTACAAGAAGTCAATGTTGGTGGTGTGAATTATATTAGCGGAAGCAACAATGCTGGTACTGCTGGATTCTTGCCAGTTTGGAATCCTTATACAAGTGGTTATCAAGTTCCAAGTTTTTCAAATCATGTATACGTAACAGGCGCAATCACTGGTCAAGGAATTCTTAATTTAAAAGCAAGAATAGGAAATACAACAGTTGGTAACCGTTTTGTTGGTACTACCGCTAATTTAAATTTCAACAGATATCAATTTGCAAGTTGGGTTGCTTATGCTGTTTCATCAGCGGGCGCATTTATTCCATTAACTGGCGCTATGAATTTGACAACAGTAGCGGAATATTTTTATACGTCTGATACTGATTCTGCAACTGGAACTTATATTTAATCATGGCGCGTTTTTTAACATTTGAAACAACAGCGCTGAAATTAAATAATTCAGTTTTTCCATGTAATTCTATTTCAGTTTCTTTAAATGCGAATACTACTCCTGTTTTTGATATAAATGGCAATTTATTGTATTATTCTCCGACAGCTCCTATTCAAGGGAAGTTTTCTACTAATTTTTATTTAACTGGAGCTTTACCGGATTTTTTAAAGTTAGAAAATCAAACTGAAGCTCCAGTTCGTCTTTCTTTTAATCAATTTTATATACCAAGTGCATATTTAACTGATTTAAGTTTTTCTGTTGAACCATTTCAGCCTATTTCTGTTGCTACGTCTTTTGTTTTTTATCATGGTTTAACAGTTTTAAATACTGATTTAAATGATAATCACACAAGTTTTTCAGATGCTTTAAAAACTTTAAATGGTTTATCTAGCTATATTGTTACAACAGATCGCGATACAAATGCAGAAAATCCAAAAGATTTTCTTATTACAAATTTTGATTATTCATTTTCTGTAGAGCGTTCTCCTGTTTTAAGAATTAAAGAAAGTATTCCAAGTAGAGTTGCATTAAAACAAATTAATGCTCAATTTGGGGTAACTGCAAATAATTTAGATGGACAATTAAAAATTCAAGGCAATAATGCTGTTTTTAATGCAATCTTGAAAGATAACACTAGTTTATCAACATCAACGAATTTTTCTTTGACTGGTATTATTATTGATCAAAGCTATTCTATTTCTGAAGGAAATTATGGATTATCAAATGTTAAGATGATTCAAAATATAAATCCAAAAAGAAATATTATTTCTATACCATTTGAGGTAGAAGATTATGATATTGAAATTCCAGAATCTATTATTGACGATCCAAATGCTAAACCATTTATTACTGATGATGGTAAAATAAATAATGGTGGTGTCAAGCGGCCAAGTTTAGGTGTTGGAAATGATTTAAATGTCGTGGCTCCTCCAGAATTTTATTTTATTACAGATGTTTATATAAAATATTATAGAGAATTTGTTTCGGAAGATCAAGAATCTTTAAGAAATCTTGGTTATTCTTCAATTGAAGATCCTACTTTTGCATGTGAATTTTATAAAAATGAATTTGGACCAATACAAAAAAGTTTTCCTTCGGTAGTACAATTCGAGCCAAATCAAGATTTAAAAAAATTAAAACTTGGTATTATTACTGCTAGTAAAAAAACTCCCCCATATTATTATTTAGGAAAGATTAAAATAAGTAAAAGCTTTATTAAAAATGGGGGTTATGATAATTCAAGTTACAAAGATTTTGAAGCTGATTATAGATTATTTCAAGATGCTACAGATGATACCCAAGATTTAGAAATAACTAAGCATTCAGCTCTATCTATAACGATACCAATTTCATGGGCATATAATATATATGCAGATCCACCTGTTTGTCAACAACAAGTTGGTTTTAATTTTTATTATTGGTGGTGTTGTGAATGGTCTTATTTAAAAAATAAAATTTATTCTACCGATTCAAATGTTTTAAATTCTAATACTGATACAATTTTAAATCCTATTTATTTTGAAAATGCAGGAGAGTTAAATACATGAAAGCAGTTAATGATTACAGAATATTAATGCCTAATATCCCGTATTATGAAACGGGATTGAGATTCAATCAATTTGATGTTGTTTATTATACTGGTATAAATCCGGGTTCTTATACTGGACCCGCAGGTATTCCTGTTGAAAATATCACAGCTCCTTTTGCAACCGGATATTACTATGCAACCGGACGTTTAAACTCTGGTGATAATTTATTTTATATGCGGCCTGATTCTTATGTCAGCGGCCCAAATAATAGTCGCGGTTCTGCACTTTGGACTCAAAATTATTTTTTCGTTCCTACTTATGGCTCTACAATAAATTTTAAGTCTAGTTATTTTCAAAATAATTTTCAAGATTCTTATCAAGTTATTGTTGGTAAAAGTGAAAACGTTTTGCATTGCGAAGCTTCTTTGCAGTTCAAAGGTATTTCAGATAATGAGGCTAAATGTTTAAATCATTTTTATCAAAATAGTTTTGTGGCTGATCCATTGGCTAATGGGCAAGGTCATAAAACTATTAACATGTATTTATTTCCGCCGCATACAAAGACTCGACCGTTTTATTTAAAAAGTATAGATAACAATTTTGAAAATATTAATTCTAACGATGTCACTTTAAATGTTGAAAGTCCATTTATTTCAAGCACAAGCTGGAAAGAAAAATTAATTCCATATTCTTCTGCTCAGAATTATAGTTCTAGTAAAACCTATTCTAAGCATGATTATATACTCGTTAAAGATTTAAGCTTGAATAATGGTTTTTATTATTTTTCTGGCGATAATTCTCAATCAAATATTTATCCACCCACTGCGCCTTGGACAAATAAATTTTATTTTTCTCCAGATCTTGTTCAGCAACTAAGTTTTGATTCAACAATTTATAAAAATGAATTAGCTGGATTTTATTTATATCAGGATCTTGGTTTAAATCCAAATTTTCTTAGTTTTAATTTATCTTTTAATAATAGATCTGATAAAGAAGCAAAAGCTATTTTGCACTTTTTAGAAAATCATAATGGTATTGATTTGTTTGCTTATGATATGTATGCCTATTTTACGGGAACAAGAAATTTCTTTTGCCCTGAGTGGAGTCATACTTATAATTTTCTTGATAATAATACAATCAGTGCAAAATTTATTGAATTTAAATTTGCTTCAGATAGACAACTTCAATTTAATAGTGAATTAAAACCTACTGGTCATGATTTTGGTTTTTTGCCTCAAGGCTTTACTAAAGAGTATCAATATCAGATTGGTAACAATACAAGAAGATATGCTGTTTTATATACGATTGGTAATAAAATAGAACAACCTAGTTATAGCAGTAATTTTTTTGATTATGATCAAGACAATGGAAAATTTTTAACAGTTGATGCTGGTCGAACTGGATTTTTTAATATTATATACTCTATTCCTCAAAATGTAGATTCAAGCGCAAATCAAGATTTGAGAGGATCTTTTACAATAACTCAAGAAAGCGAAAATTTAGGAATTTTAGGTGGTAATTTATCAATTGATTATACAGGTATAAGAAGAAATGCTGGAGCCGCAGCTCCGTATAATTTTTTATCTGGAGTTCAAAATTGTGTTGCATCGCCAGTTTATGATCAAACTTCTAAAAGTTTGGGTTTGAAAGTTAGATGGACTTTACCGGGTTCAGGTTATTATTTTACAAGTTTTGTTGGCAAAATAGCTACTGATAGCAGTTTTACAACAAATTTAACTACAAAAACTTTATCTGTTCCATTAAATACAAATAATTATTTATATGATATCGGAACACCTAATGAAAAGCTTTATAGTTTAATTTTTAATGGTTTAAGTTTTAATACTCCTTATTATATTTCTATAGAAGGAGCTAATTCAACTTATACAAGTCACACAAGTCAATATGTTTATGCTTCTGGTGTGGCTGACTGTGACGCTTGGCTCAATCCTTCTGTTGAATATCCTGCGGTTAATTCTGGTTTAACTCCAGCAGTTCTGTCTATTTTGGGAATAAGCGCTCCAAGTATTACGATTAATAAAGAAATAAAACCTTTACGTTTAACTAATTCTGCTTTTGAATATTTTGATTTATATGATTATATATCTAGAAATTTTCCTTATGGTCCCAATTTAAGTTATTATTCTGGTATAACAATAGATTTTGTAAATACTAAAATTGGCCCTCAAGGTCCAAATAGTAGTTATGGTATTTATGATTCAGGTTCATTTTTAATTACTGGAAATTATTCTGCTATGCCAAGCGGTGTGACTTTAAATTTTTATAATAACTCTTTTGTTTATGGAAAAGGCGGTAGCGTTACTAAAAAGAATAATGATACTATAAAACAAGGTAAAAACGCTTTTTATATCAAATGTTCTGGTTTAATAAATATTAATATTGATTCAACTTCGGTAATAGCTGGAGGAGGCGGTGCTGGAGAAAATATTGAATTAACTGATTTAGTGTCAGTGGCTAATAGCAAATATGATAAATTAAGAGAAGAATATAATTACACAAATGTATATAATGGAAAGAGCTATCCAGATTATGATGTCACTTTTGATCAGAAGGCTTCTGATGATACTATAAAAGATTTTAATAATCCAAAAAGTTTAGTTGGTGGTGACATATTAAATAAAAATTACTGCACAACGAATGGGGCTGGTATTTTATATGATTTTTTCGATCCAAATCTAAACAACCCTGCTTTAGTATATGGCGGTGCTGGTGCTCCATATGGAAAAGGGTCTGGGACTCTTTTTTCAAATGGGCAAAGAATACAAGTTCAAAATGCGGATTTAACAAATCCTTCTCAATCTTATGTTTTGAAGCAGATAGTTACATTACAAGCAGATATTTTTAAACCTCAAATTTAATTTTATGCCTTTTTATCCTAATCCTCCAGTTGTATCTGTTTATACAAATCCAGCCACAGTACCAACTTTACCTGTAGAAACAATAAAAAATTTACCTTCCGATTTGTCAAGAGGATTAACTTTAAAAGGCGGTCCTGGTGGAGATATTGGTGAAAAAAGCAAGGCGGCTGAGTTGTTTTTTTCTTCGATTGATCTTACAGATGATATCGGTAACATACAATTTTCTAAAGATACTAATGTTAATGTTACGGAAATTGTAAAAACAACAAAAGAAAATGATTGTGGTTATGCTATTCAATGTTTACAAGACGCAAGTAATGCTTGTACATTAAATATAAATTTATATTCGCAATTTCCATCTGTCAATCTTTATTCAAGAAGTGAATTTTTTGACTTTGGCGGTATTGTAAGTGGAGTCAGTAACAATAGTAATACTATATATAACAATGGTTCTTTTGCTGATTTTACTGTGAAAATGAAAAGCGCTGGAAGTTTGACTCCGGTTTTGGATACTGATTTCGGATTAAATAGATATTATATAGATCTTAAGAATGGTACTACTCCAAATCAAGAAATTATGTTGGGTAGACAACTTAATTTAGCAAATTTAGATAATTTATTTTGTTTTTATGTGGTTGAATTAGATTATCTTGATGGAAAAACAGCTTTTTTAACAAGTGATGCAATATATCAATCTGATGGAAGTTTAAAATTAGATGGAATATCTTCTAATGACTTTGAAGTTGGTGATCGTTTAAGAATTTCTTCTGAAAAAAATATTTATTCAGCTTTAGGAACTAGAAATAGTCTTGGTCACTTGGATGATTTAAAGTTTTTTAATTCTAATATTTCTAATTTTTATGCTGCCGATGGCGACATGCCAGCAGCTACTATTGGTTTGAATCATCCAACTTCTGCCGATCTTTTGCCGCCATCATTAAAATTTTGTATGTTTGCTCCAGATTTTCAAAATTCATATTTTAATAATAGCGCAAATTCTTATTTTACAGAAAATGGTTCTGATAGTTATGAATTAGGATTGCATTTAGGGATTGAAAAAAATGTTACTTATTTAAATAAAGAAATATCTAATATTTTATATTTTTATTATGACAAGTTTGGTCTTTTTCAGGGTGATACAGCTGCGCCAATAGCCGCTACTATTAATCAGCAAATAGAAAGAATTAGGCAAAGATCGTATATAACAGATCAATATGGCTCAGATTCGCACAAATTAAAAATTAAAAATAAATCTAAGTTTTGCATTGTTTTTCATGGAATAATAAAAAATAATAATGGTTTTAAATATTATTGCGGTCATGATGGTGGAATTTTAAATCAATCTGATTTAAAAGTTTTAGATCCTTTTGCTGGAAATGCTGCGCCTTATTTATTGATTGGTAATCCTTTTACAAAAACAAACTCTGGGGTTCGAAGCTATTATGAAGTAAAACTTTATGAAACTTTAGTTTATAAAAATTTGAGTTTTAATAACACTTATAATCCAATTGATTTAATAAGAGTAAATTTAATAAATAAATATAAGCAAAAATTGTTTATTGATGCAGGCGTTGAATTAACCGCTAATGATATATATTATAGTTATGTAGATAGATTGAATATTTTAGGTAAAATGAAAAAAACATAATTCTATGCCAGATATAGTATCAACTCAATCATTATTAGATTTAGATCCTGATTCGTTTGTGGATTTGTTTGAAATTTATGTTGATGAATCTTCTGGGATTTTAAGATTTCATGCAGGAAAAAACTTTAATAATTTTATTGTTTATAAAGGTAATAAATATATTGCAGCTCCTATTGAATATGGTGGTTTCGAATTTTCTTCAGATGGTAAACAAAGTAGACCAACTATTCGAATAGCAAATATAAATGGCGTTATTACCGACATTATAAAAAATAAAAATGATTTAGTAAATTGTAATTTAAAAAGAATTAAGATTTTTGTTAAAAATTTAGATGATGTTAATTTTTCGGATAGTATTAATCCGTATTATGGATATAGAGCTAAAAGATATGGTCCAGACAATTATGGAACACCATTCTTTGAAGAAACATATGTAATAAATAGAAAAACACAAGAAAATAAATATACAATAGATTTTCAACTTTCTAGCCCAATAGATTATGAAAATCAATTTTTGCCAAGTAGAAAAATATCAGATAATTTATGTTCTTGGAATTTTCGTGGTTGTGGCTGTAATTATGGAAAAATTCCTTGGAGGAACAATGTAAACGAGACTCAAAGTATTTATATTACAGGAAAAAAATACACATCTGCGGAGATTTTTGGAACGGTTTCGGCTGTCGGGTTGGCTACTAATCTTGACGCTATTAATATAGGTATTCCGTTTGCAGATGAAAATAATAAAGAATTTTATACGACTAACGGATATGGTTTAAGTGGAATTGCTTTTAAAAATAATTGGAACAGTCTTACAACTTATAATTTAGGAGATTTTGTAACTTATTCTGACTCTGTTGATTATAATTTTTTCGGTGATGCTTATCAATTTTCAGAAGACAACATTTCTTTATCTATTTATGTTTGTGTTTCAACGGGAGCATCTGGAAATTTAAACAAAGATCCAAGATATAATAAAGAATATTGGGTTAAAGATAGTTGTGCAAAAGATATTAGAGGTTGTTCTTTAAGATGGTTGGGTCACAAAGATGGATTGCCTTATGGAGGATTTCCGGGAACTAGACCATATAATTATCAAACATAAACATATTTTATTGCAGATAAAGCATTTATTGTTAAAAAACTATCCTTTTGAAACAGGTGGTTTAGTTGATGAAAATTTAAACATTTTTCATTATGAATCTGTTTATAATTCTTGTCATTCTTATATTCCTCCAGCGGAATTTTTTTTTAATTTAGTTAATAAAAAAATTTTATTTTCTTTTCATAGTCATTTGCATTTGCTTAAACCTTCGGAGGAAGATATATTTTTTTTAAAAAATTACGATATTCCCATTATAATATATAGTTTAAATTATAATCGTTTTTTAAGTGTAAATATTAACAATGAAACAGGTCGTTTTACATGGTTTACTAAGGAAATTGACTTGCCCGATGTTTGAGGCGAATGTTTATTCTTTTAAAGAATTGATTTCTTGTATTGTTGGAAATTTTGATAAATTTAATTCTAAAATCAACATTTTTTTAAAACGCTCTAATGCTATGATTATAGTTGCTGATGGAAAAATAATTACTAATATAAAGTATTTAGATTCTATTTTTAATAGAATAAAACGAATTGAATTAATTCCTTTGTGTACATTTTCTGCGGCTGCTACAGCTACGATTGCTTTTACAAGTATTAAAGTGAGTGCTTGGGCGGCTTTTGCTATTAATACTGTTATTTTTGTTGCAATTTCTATAGGTATTAGTCTTTTGTTGTCAAAACTATTAAGTCCAAAACAGCCTAATCAAATAAAAACTTCTTCTTATATTTTTAATAATAAAGATAATTTGGCTCAGAGAAATACGCCTGTTCCTATGTCTTATGGTCGTTTAAGATTAAGTTCTCAAATTTTAAGCTCTTTTAATTTAAATTTTGATTTAGCTAGTAATTTTGATGTTTTTACTGAACAGAATCAAGGTTCTGTAGCTACAAATTTATTAAGCGCAAAAATATGATTAAAACAATTATTTTTCATGGTTTGCTTAAAAAATTATTTTGTCAGCAAATTAAACTGAATGTTGTTGCTTTTAAAGATATTTTTAAATCTTTATCTTGTAACTATACAGATTATAATAAAAAAATTAATAAAATCAAAAAATCATGTTTTGGTTTTGCTGTTGTTATCGATGGTAAATTATTTTGCAAAGACTACGAAGATTTAAATTTTGATATTAAAGATGCTCAAAAAATTGATATCATTCCATGCTCTAATTTTAACTTCGCTACAAGTTTAATCGCAACTTTAGTAGCCATTGGTTTATCTAAATTTTGGGCAGCTGTTGTTACTGTTTTAATTATTGCTGCTGTTTCTTATGGAATAAGTTATTTGATTTCTAAATTAATGGGTTCGAAGGGCGCTGGTTCTGGTTTGAAAACTTCTTCTTATATTTTTGGAAATAAAGATAATATTGCCGCTAGAAATACTCCTATTTCTTTAAACTATGGAAGATTAAAATTGGGATCAAGCGTTATAAATGGTTTAATTTTTAATTTTGATTTAATTTATGATTCGAGTCAGATTTTAAATAATCAAAATTCTTCTATTGGTAATATTTCAGCTTCTATTTAATATGCCAAACAGAGTAATAGAAATAAGAAAGCGTCAATCTGATCCTTCAGATGGAAACGAACTTCAAAGCCAAAATTTAACTTTTTCTAAATTTGCTGGAAAACTTGTTGATTATTTAAATATCAATACAAATTTTACTCCTTTTACAACAAAAACCGATAGATCTGTGCTTGAGTCGAGTTCTAAATATTTTGTTCAAGATTTAATTGGAGAAGGCCCGATAGCTGGTTTAGTTGATCCAAATGGAAATGAACTTGTTTTGTTTGATGAAGGGAAAAATAATACTGAAATATTAAAGGGAATTTATTTAAATGATTATCCGATTAAAAATAATTTAACTAATTCTTTTAATTATAACCGTCTTCAAATTTATTCAAGGCCCGGAACAGAATTTCAAACATATTTACCGTTAGGCGGAATAGGAGATTTTTCATTCAATAATCCAGGCGTTTTTTATTCTCTTGATAAAACTTTATATGGTATTGAAAAACCAGTTTCTCCTGTTTTTTTGAAAGGAGAACAGCATGTTTCTAGTCTTTCTATTTTAGATAATGGTCAAACAGTTGGAAATGTAAATCTAAACTATTTAAAACAAAACTTCGATTTTTTAAATATTTTTACATCTAAGAATTTTGAAGAATGTTTTGGTGCATATCATGAAATTAAAGATGCTAATACAGATTATCTTTTTTTGACTCTTAAGATAAATGCTTTATATAATACAACTGACGAAGGAAGTACAATTGCTAACTCTGTTGTTTTTGGTATAGAAATTGGATATAAATTAACAGATCGATATAAAGCATATATATTTCATTCTGTTAATGGTATTGCAACTAGTCCTTATAATTTTGACCTTTTTCTAGATATTTCAGATTTTGATTTTGGCCTTCAGCCTTATATAAAAATATACAATTTGTCAGCAAAACAAGATGCAACAAACTTTAGAAATTCAAGAAACGTTGGTGTTTATGGTGTTACCGAAGTTACTTCTTTAAAATATAAATACCCTAATAGTTGTTACTTTTTAAGTATTTTTGATGGTAGAGGTTTTTCTCAACCTCCGAATAGAAGTTTTGATTTAAAATGCCTTAAAATTAAAGTTCCAGAAAATTATGATGCAGAGGCGAAAATTTATGATGGTTTTTGGAATGGTGAGTTTGATTCTGTTTTAAGATGGAGTGATAATCCGGCTTGGATTTTATACGATATAATTACAAATTATAGATACGGTCTTGGTAAATTTTCTTTTGAAGAAGGATTGGCTGATAAATGGAATTTATATAAAATCGCTAAATACTGTGATGAAATGGTGCCTGCAAATAATATATCTAAATTTCCGGTATGTTATATAAAAAGTATTAACTATAATTTTGTTAGAGTTACTTCTTCTTACAGTCTAAATAATTTTTTTCAGCCCGGTGCAATAATAGATCTTGTAAATTTAAAATTTATCGATGAGGATGATGATGGTCAGTCTATTGAAGTTTTTAAATCTTATCAAGCCATTGTCGTTTCGGTTTCAATAGATTCATCTGGAAAAGAAGCTGTTGTTAATCTAGTTAATGTTTTTGGATTGCATAAATTATTTTCTTCTATACCGGGTTTAAAGACTTATATTCAAAGCTATTTATCTCAGAATAATTTAACTTCTAATATTTATCAGGCGTCTATTGAAAAATTAATTTCTGTTCTTGCTCAATCTGATAATTTATCTACTGATTCTGCGAGTTCTTTGTTTGGTTTTATTGAGTACATGAAAACACAAACCGTTTTCACAGATGACGAAAGAAGAAATTATGTTTCAAATAGTGGTGTCTCTGCTTGTAGATATGACGGTTTTCTTCCATTGGTAGAGCCTCGTTTTAGGTGTAATATTTCTATTTCTAACGAAACTGATGTTATAAATTTATTAAATAATATTTCATCGGTCTTTAAAGGAATGGTTTATTGGTCAAATAGTTTTATAAATTTTGATAATGATAGGCCAAAATCTTCAAGTTATTTTTTCAATAATTCTAATGTAAAAGATGGTATTTTTAGTTATGCTGGTACTTCAAAAGACACTAGATATACTGTTGCTAAAGTTGTTTATTCTGATGAATCTGATTCTTTTAAAGATAAAACCATTTACGTTGAAGATCAAGTAAATATTAGACGATATGGTTATGTAGAAAAAGAAATTATTGGTTTTGGTATTACATCTAAATCGCAAGCAAGAAGAATTGGTGAATGGTTTTTAGTTACTAATCAAGTTGAAGAAGAGATAATATCTTTTACGGCAGGTCCTGAATGTTTGCTTCTTTCTCCTGGAAATGTGATAAGCATTGCAGATGAGTTAAAACTAGCTGGCAGAAGAGGCGGTCGAGTTGTTAGTATTGTTGATGAAATATTGGTTCTGGATGATAAATATGATTTCATTAAAGCTGGAGATATTTTATCTTTTATTATTCCAACTCCTACTAAAACTATTGAAGATTTAAATTCAGAAAGTATAACTAATGATTTTGTTCGCGATTCGCAGATAGATCAACTTCAGCCCACGTATGTTTATAAGTTTGAAGTTTTTGATACATCTTTAGATGGTAATTTTAGAACTCAAGTTACTTTAAAAGCAACTTCTGTAGAGCAAAGAAGAAATCTATTATCTATTTTCCCATCTGCTTTATGGATTTATGATAAGAATGTAGCCGATGCTTCTCTATCTTTTTCTAAACAATATAGAATTATAGCAATCAAAGAAAAAAGTCTCGTTGAGTTTGATATTAGCGCGGCTGAATATCAAAAATCAAAATTCACATATATAGAAAACAAACAAAATTTACAAGTTAATAAGCTTTATTCTAATGCATCTGAAAATCTTCAAAAAATAATTCCTGTTAACCTTATTCCGGTTTCCAGTCAAAATAATTATGTCAGGATTAATTCTAAAGCTTTTTCTCTTTCTGATAGATTTGATTATATAATATCTGCTTCTGATTACAATGACAATACGTATGCAGAATTAATCTCTGTTATTGAAATACAAAATTCTGTTATTTATCAGTACGCTATAACAAGAAACTCTGATTGTAAGGGTTTTATTATAGAATATGTGATCAACTCTAAAAAAGTTTCTTATGCTTGGCGAGTTGGCGATCAAAATTCTACTTTTATTGCAGCTCCTAAAGTTGAAATGAATGTTTCATTTGAGTATTTAAGAGTGTATATGATGGGAATAAATGATATTTTCATAAATCCAACTTCTTAAAATGTTTATAGAAAATTCATCCAACAATTTGGCCAATGGAGCTTATAAGCTTCAGAATTTGACTTGCAATATAGATTCAACTGAAATAACAAATCAGCAAGAGTATGGTTTTGCCACAACGGTTCCTGCAAGGTTAATTAAAGTTAATTCACAAAATCTTTCATTTAGTTGGAATGTCATTGATCCAGTTACGCAATCGCAAGCTAATTTAAATGATGGTGTTTTTTCTTATTTTAGGGTTGAATTGCTTGATAAAAATAATTCACCCGTTTCTGTTTTAAATTCTTCTCTTAGAGAATCTTCTTTTAATTTTAATATTGGTGGATTATTTAATTTATCAAAAACTTTATACTCAGATGTAAATTATTTAAGAGATTGCAGGATAGTTGTTACTTCTTATAATTCGGCAAATCAAACAGCTCAAGGTGTTTTTGTTTTAAATTTTGAAATACCTTATTTTTCTGATGTTAGTTTTGATTTAAATAATGGAATTTTTTGTAGTTATGATTTAGAAAATAAAGCTTATGCGAGAACTGTTTTTTTTGAAAAAAGCTCTTCTCCTTCTTTTAGTTTAGTTACTGATTCTGTTTCTAGCGATTTAAGTTCTTCGATTTTTTATAACGCTTCTGATTTTTCAAAAGATTATTACCGTTTAAATGTAATTGATTATTATAATACTGGAACTGCTTATTTTATTGGTCAAATAAAACCAAGTCCAATTAATACTCAGCTTTTTGATACTAAGCCTCAAGCGGTTACTGGCGGTGTTATTGTAAACTATGATTCTGTTGCTCAAAATTATGAACGTTATTTTTTATTAAAATGGGCGATTAATTCTTCAAGCGTTCCTTTGGATTATGAAATTCATATTTCTCCAAGTGGATCTACTGGTTCAAATGGAATTCATAGAATATATAATTATTCTAGTCCTTTTATTGAGAATATAGATTTTATTGGTTTTGGTACTGGTTCTGGGGCATTTGTCAATTCTGATAGCGGTATTAATCCATATTATTCAGGTTCAGGTTTTACGCCGATTTTTTCTGTTTCAGATGACGGCAGCGGAATAAAATGGCAAAAACATACTGTTTATACCGATTCAAAAGGTTCTTTTCCATCCGGTGTTTATACAGGTAATGTTTCTGATTTGCTATATTCTATCAATTTTGATTCTGGATCAATAAATTCAGATAAATTATTTTTAAATTATTATTTTGATACTGGATCAGGCTCTTTTCAGTTTTATCCATCTGGGGGTATTTTATCAGGAATCTATGATTCTGGTTATTATGGTGGATTTTCTACTGGTGATGTAAGCGGATTAAATTATTTAAGAAATTATACTGGTGTTTTAATTGCTGAAAAAATTAATTTAAATTATCCGACAGGTTCAATTGTTTTAGCGGGGGTGGAGCCTCGTTTTTATATTCCTCTTTTTTATTCGGCTGATTATGAAGTCAAAATAAGAGGAGTTATTTCAAAAGATTCTTATACTGATTTTTCAGATATAATTTACATACCAAAAAGCGGAATAGATTATGCTACCACGGGCGTTCATGATCCAGGCTCAGGTGCAGTTCCTGAATCTTTATATTTTACTGGTGATTTAGTTGTTTCTATAGCTTCTGGTAAAACTTTCGGAAAGTATTTAAATGGAGATACAATACCAGCTTCAGGGAAAACTCCAAAAGATGTAATTGAAATGGCTTTGCGTGAAAATTTAGATGTAACTACTTCTTTAACCTCATCTACTAGTATAGCTTTTAATCAAACAGCTATTAGCAATGTTTTAAATTTTAGTTATGCTGTTAATACTTTAGGGGCATCTGTATCTGGCGCGTCGTTAGAATATAGAAGGGGCAATGTTGGTTCTTGGTCTGTTTTAGCAAGCGGAACTACAACTCCCGATAGCTTTACTCATTCTTTAACCGATACAAATTATAACACTTCTGGTTTTTATTATCGTTATCTTGTAACAGATACTGCTGGTTCTACTGGTATATCATTGTTAACAATTACTCCATCTTCATATTCTGCTCCTACGGCGTCATTGTCTATATTAGGAAATAATTTAGTAAGTCCAGAAACCGATTCTAAAAGAGAAAAAGGGCATATTGATTCAACATTAGGGGGAACGGTTACTAGAAATTCAACTAATGTCAATTTAACTAGTTATCAATGGCAATATCAATTAAATGGAGCTGGTTCTTGGGTAGATATAGCTTCGCCAGTTTCAATAGGTCCGGGAACAACTAGTATTACTTCTACTGGGCATAATGATTCGTCTTTAAAAACTGCTTCTAGTTTATCTTATCGAGTAAAAATAATTGACGATTATCAATCTTATTTATCGTCACAAGTTTATTCTTCTAGTAGCTCTGTTAATTTTGTTAATTTTATTTTTTATGGTCCAATATCAACTGGTCCAACAAGTTCTGCGGTTGTAAGAAGTTTGCCGTCTAAAATTTTCACAGACGGAAGCAATCCTTTTACTTTGAATACAAGTACAGTAGAAAAAATATTTAGTGTAGCTATGCCAAATAGTTTAACGGTTTCTGAAGTTATTGATTTAGACGCTTTAAATGCAAATATAACTGCGAATTATTTACAATCATCGTTTAGTGTTGCAGATTATACTGGTAATTTAGCAACATATAATGTGTATACTATGACAAATGCTGTTCCATATGGATCAAGCCATAGACATCAAGTAACACGAACATAATATATGCCATTAACGACTGGATTACAATTACCTTTTGGTGTGCAGCCTGTCAACCCTTATCCGGTTGATAGCTGGTCTGGTCCGTATACAGGTTTAAACGAATCAGCCGCTAAAAACGAAGCTAATTCTAGTATTCCATCTGGAGTTAGATTTCAATCGATGGAAGTTCGTTTGATTTACGGCGGAACTTCATATAAATATTGGTATAAAGATGGAATAGATAATTCTCAATTGATTAAATTTAACGAAGGATCTGGTTCTTCAAGTTTGGAAGTAAGTTATATTAGTGGATCAACAATTTCTGGTGTTGTTAGTAATGTAACAGCTTTAAGATTTGATACTGAAGCAGGTTTTGATGTTATTGATTTAAGTAGTGGTGAAGTTAAGATTTCTTTAAATTCAACTTTTAAAACTTGGCAAGTTGATGGTCAACAAGATTTAGTTGCTCAAGGATTAGATACTATAGAATTTGTTGCTGGTACTGGAATACAAATCACGACTGATCCAAATTCTATACCTAAATCTATAAGATTTGATATATTGGGGGTTTCTGGATCATCTGGTACATCTGGTACATCTGGTACTTCTGGATCGTCAGGATCGTCAGGATCAGCGGGTACTTCAGGATCGTCAGGCACTTCTGGATCGGCAGGTACTTCTGGATCGTCAGGATCGTCAGGATCAGCGGGTACTTCAGGATCG